TCTATCGCTTGAGTTTGCGGAACACCTCTTCTAATAACAACTGTTTCACCAGTTGCAGGAGTATTCCCAGATGTAAATGTAACATTACCACCTGACGCATCTCCAGCACCAGATACTGTGTAGTGCGTGGTTAGAGTTTTGGTTGTTTCAGTTCCTGTAGAGGATCTGATGATTACTTGTAAATCTGTGTCTGCAAATATTTTAAAGGTATAGGCAAAAGCTGTTGTGCTTGAATTACCCGAATACGAATTTTTTACTGTTGTGCTTGATACTGTCATAACTAATTAAAACCTTTAAACTGTGTTGATGGTTTTGTAAATAAAAAATGTTGATTATAATCTTTTTCCATTCTGTTTTCAATCCTTTCTAATATACCCGGTTTTATAGTCTCCATTATCTGATAACCTATCATATAGTCAAATGCACTTTTTATATAGAATAGATTATAAAAAGGTATCATAGCTGTTACAGCATCATAAGCTGATTTAGATGCCTTGCTAAATTCTAATCTAGTTCCATGTTTAATAGCCATTAGAACATCTGCTGTTGTTACACCTATTGGTCCAACAAGTCCACCTAATAAAGCAAATTTATCTCTAACTTCATTAAATAATACATCACCATATATACCTAATCCACCACCCTGTAATAAAGCAGCCATTATTGTTTTAGGTTTTCTTATATCTCTTGGTGATCTACCTTTTAACAAATCTTTTAATGTCATAGACATATATCCAAGCATTGCAGAAGTTACCATTAATGCTCCCATACCCCTTATACCTCTACCTAAATCTCCTTGTTTTCTACCTTTAAAATAGTCCATTTCTCTACCTAAAACTTTTTGTACAATAGAAATAGGAAATGCTTTAAATTGACCAAAAAATCTAATAGCTTCACCAAATCCAGTTCCTGCTAATTTACCTTGTGTCATAAAACCTTTTACTCTAGCATCTGGTTCTATAACTGCATAGATTGATCTATCTAACAATATTCCAGATACTGCTGCTTTAAATTTTTCTTTTTCTATTCTCATTTGTCTTTCTGTCATTTTTTCTAATCCTGTAATTTTTTTTATATCAGCATCAGACATTTCATCTAACAAAGCAATATTAATAAACTCCTTACCATCATCTGCTTTTTCCATTGCAGTTTTTCTTATTACATCCCATTTAGTAGGATCAATATCATACATAGTAAATAATTCTTGTAGTTGTTTGTTTAGATTTTTAAATTGTAAATTTTTTTGTTTAGCAAAATAATTTGATAATCCTAACATTGCTCCTTCTTTTAAACTGTTGGTCCACCAAGAAAGTAAGTTTAATTTAAAAAATGTTCTTTGAGCTTTTGTCCAACCTTTATTTAAATTATCACCAACTTGGTGTCTTGCAGACATATCATAAATAGTGTTGTCATTTATAAAACCGGACATTTCTGCTATTTCTTTTTTTTGTTTTGTGTTTTTAATTCTTCCTAAACTAGACAATGCTTCAAACATTCCACCTAAAAATGATCTACCTTGGTATCTTACTTCTGAACCATAAATACCCACATCTGCTAATGCAGAAATTGTTGCACCACCTAGTCTTGCCATAGATGCTAAAGTTCTTGCTATTGCCGAGTATCTTGCAACACCAAAATTTTCTACAGTATAAATAGATCCATCTATAACTTTCATGTATTTATCTAATTTACGAAAGTTTTTAATACTACCAACATCTTTACCTTGTTTTTTTAATCTATCGTGTACAGCAAATCTAATTTTGTCCATATTTTCTTTAGGTTTTGTACCTAAAGCATCTATTATTCCAAGGTTTCTTCCTGCAGTTTGTAAACCAGAAAAGAAAGATTCCTTTAAGTTACCAACACCAAACTTATCATTATAGTCAAACCAATCATCTGCTGTTTTAAAATGTAATACTCTTTTAAATTTAGAACCTTTTGCTACATCTTGTGATGTTCTTGTGCCATAAGAATTAGACACACCATCTGCAATTAAATATTTATTACCTACTAAAGAATTATAAACATCTATCATAAATTCATCAACATTATCTGTATTTGCAAAAGTTCTATCAGTATCTAATTTTTCCATTACAAAATTTTTCCATGCTAAAAAATTTCTATTGTAATTTATATCTCTTTTTAATTTTAAAGATGGATCAGTTTCAATATTTTTTACACCTAAAATAGCTGCAGCATTTCTAATGCTTGATGGATCGTGTGATTGTTTTACAATATATCCCCATAGCTTTTGAATATTAGCTCCTCTATCATTTAATTTTTGTCTAATCATTTCAGAATAACTTTCCATTATGTCTGCTAATTTTACAATACTTTGATTAGTTTCTGTTACTGGAGGTTTTATTTTAACACCCGCTATATCTGTTTGTTCTGAACTTAACTCGTACATAGTTCTTGTAACTCTTCTTTGTACTTCAGCTTCTGATATTCCATCTAAACCTTTATCAAACAAATTATCTACTTTTGCAGTTCTTAATTTAGCATTAAATCCAGCAATTAATTGATTAACAGTTGCGTTTTGTTGTACAGCAGCAGAAGCTCTTGCTGCAGCCACTCTATTATTAGAGCCAACCATTACTGCTGTTAAACCTTCTAATGGATCATCTGCAAATTCAGTTATTACTAATTCTGTTAATCTTCTAACTTTAATTTCATTTTCTATAGCATTTCTTTTATTTATTTTTTTTTGTAATTTAATTTGTTCTGATACATCTTTAGCAACAGCATCTACATTGACTTCATCAATGTTACTTAATTTTTTTTCTGCTATAGATTGTTTAATTAAGTTTACTATCTCTTCTTTTTTAGTTCCAGCAATAGAAGATTTTTTTAATAAACTTTCTATTCTTATTAAACATTTATCTGCCATAACTACCTACCATTCCTACAATTAATAAAATCCGCTACTGCTTCATCTAATTCTTTTTTCTTTGTATTAAGTTCGTCTAATTCTTCTGTTGCAGTTTTTAACTCTGAATCTTGTTCTCCTCTTTGAAATTTAAAGTTAGCATCTTTTTGATTATTTTTAATAGTTTCTAGTTGAGAGTTTAATGTTTCAATTTCAACATCAGTTTCTGCTTCATTTCTTCTAGCAACATTTTGTTCTGCAGTATTTAATTCTACTTCATCTGATTTTAATCTTGGTTGATTATTTCTTTCTACTGTTGGTATACTGTTTTCTGTAGTTCTCAATACTGGATCAGCATTTACAACTGGACCTACATCTACAGGTTCATCTAATAATAAATCTCCTAAAGATTTTTCTAATAATAATTTTCTAGTTCTTGGATCTGTTTTTTCTAACTTCAACATAAAGTCTGAAGTATCTCCATAATATTCTCTAAATAAAATTTGTTCGTTAGTTAGTTCTGGCTCTAACTCATCTGATTTTATTCCAGTTTCTTTTCTAACTTCATTTACTTTTGTTCTAAAATTTTTATATTTAGCAACTGTTTTAATATCTCTTAATTTACCTACACCCACATGAAGTCCACCACCAAGTATTGATCCAAAAGCAATATTAAGTAAACTGTCTGCTGCACCATAATCTGCTTGTACTCTTTTAGCAGCACTATAAACTATTGGCTCAACTAATGCTGCACCGACAGCACCTTCTACTACACCTCTTGTTAGTCTGGCAGTTCGCAAACCTTGTCTTGCAGCTAAAGCAGCAAATCTTGCCTGTCCAAATACAGGTATAAAAGAAGCTCCAATATTAATAGGGTCAAGCATACTAACAGCTAAACCTGTACCAAATTTTGCAGCACCTACATAAAATCCAGAAGAAAAAGGATTCCAAGAACCTTCTGGTCCTCTTTGAATAATACTTTGTCTTTCTCTTTCAGCTTCTTTTTTTTCAACCATAATATCAACAACTGATTGAAACTCATCTTCTTTAAAATATAATCCTAAATCTTGATATTCTTTATTTAATTCGTTTCTATCAACACGAACATCACCACCTCTAATAGATTCCATTTCAGCAGTATTTATAGACCTATGTGTTTTTGTTGCTTCTAAAGGATTATATTCCCAGTTATCTGCAGCAATAGCACCTAAAGTTTGTGTTAAACTTTTTTTATATCTATCATAACCATTTTCTTGTGCTGTTTCGTCTATCTTTAATGCGAATCCTAATTGTGCCATTATTCTGTTAGTTTAAATTTGTTTAAATAATTTGTTAAAGTTGTACCATTTGAATCTGCTGGATTATATTTACCACCTGTTTTTAAAAATTTAGACATTCCACTTTTTCCACCTAAATGAGCTACAGCAACAAGACCATTTAAAGTAACTAAAACTCCATTAACTTCTGTGCCTATATACTTATTTAAACCTTTAGTATTTATGTAACTTACTATATCATTAGTATGCCAATCAAAAACTTCATCTTGTAATTCTTGACTTTCTAAAAATTCTTGTTTTGTAAAATCTTTTCCTGTTGCGTTTTTAAAATCTGTAAGTCTAGCATTACCAAATTGATAAGCACCCATATAACCTTCTTGATTAACTACCATATAGTTTCCAGAACTTTCAGATTTTTTCATAGAAGTTTTAAAATTTTTATCAGCCGAAGCTAATAGTATTTTTTCTTCTGTTGGTAATGCAGCTTGATCATCATCTGTTTGAATAAAATCATTTAAGTTCATATTTAATTTTATGTCAGTTCCCGGCAAAATGTAACTGTTATCATCAAAATTAAATTGTAAAAAATCATTATTAGCATTTTTAACAGGAGCAAATTCTCCATCT